TTCCAACTAGATTCGGTACGGTGTGGATGTGGCAATACAGCAACAAGGCAATTGTCGAAGGAATCGTCAACCCCAGTGGGCTACAGACTTCTGTAGATGCAAATTGGCTATCACCTGAATTTATTGCAAGGTTAACGAATACTGTCCCAGAGCCTATCCCGCCTGCTGAGTCGACTATAACAAACATAGACATCACTCTTGCGCCAGGGAGTCTTGTAAAAACAACGTACAGCGATGGAACTACAAAAACAGAGTTCAGTCAAAGTAAACTTGTTATTTCCGCGAAATAAACGATAATTAAACTATGTCCCGCGCCGGAATGACCCATGTTTGTGAATTGATTACGTTTAGTTATCCAACTGATGATGTGGTTGGCGGGGCCGTGCCGTCTGGAACTGTTTTGTACGAAAGACTCGATTGCCGTATTGAGGCCAATATGCCAACTCAGGCACTTTTGGAGCAGGGCGTGGACGTTACCCCCACGTGGCAGATTTTAATACACCCAGGAAACATAGATGCCTCTCATAACGATCAAATTCGTTTTACTGCTCCGCAAAATGATTGGTTTTATAACAAAAAATTTAGAGTTGTTGGAATTACAAGGTCTTCAAATTCTTCTGGAAATGATAGGAACCTAATTAAATTTGTGGTTAAGCGATGGGGCGAGTCGCATTCTAACGATCTCCAGTAATATCTAATTTATTCTGTTTCCTGATTGCCCATCTAAGTTTTTGTGCTTTGGACATCTTGAGCTTGGTTTCCTCACTCTGAGTCTTTCCGGTTACTTTAGGCTTATTTTCCCATGCTTTGCGAATAGAGTCCGCCCTTCTCTCTACTTCCTCTCGCGGTTGTTTTCTTCCAAGATTGTATTTATTTCCCGTCGTTCTTTTTTTAAGAAGCGCAATGGCGTTTTCTTTCATCTTTTTACCTTTAGACGCTAAAGACATTTTTACAAGAGTTTCAGAAGACCTTTTTATGCCCGTATTTGGGTTTTTATGAGTCCTGTACCATTCTTTCTTAGACTCGGATATTTTCTTTTTTGTCTCATTTGTATGCTTAAGTCCGATCTTTGAATTTTTTATTTTCATTCTGGCTTCTTCTGAAAGAACTCTTCCTCTACCCGCCTCGGACAGCTTTTTTCTGGTTTCGCCTGATGGAACTTTTCCCTTGCGGGCGCGAGACATTAGAGTTTTACTAATTTCAGAAATCCACTTCCCATTTCTTCCTCCGCCCTCTAGGTTATATCCAAAATCCTCTATCGCGGATTTGTAGTGTTGAATAAAGAATTTTTCTCGTTCGTCTAATTCACACATTTGACATTCGACCAAAATAAAAATTTTGAAATTTATCTCTCCGTATTTACTCCATGCTCTTTGAAGATAATTATTTTCGTGATAACCGCCCCTCAAACAAGACTTATGAACAGACATTCTCCTTTCAAGATTTTCGCTTTGTCCAATATATTTCTTTCCATTAACTATATTTTCTATACAATAAATACCAATCATTTGTTCTCCTTGTGCCTTATTCAATTGTAAATGATAATTATTAATATAGGATTAATATGACAGACGATTTAATTTCAAACCTAAAAGTCTCCTCAAAACGTTGGGCAACTGCAATTACTCAGGAAGCCAATAAAAACCTCGGTAAATTCAGGAGTCTGATAAAAGTTAGCTCAAAGACCGTTGAAGATTCTGGAAAAATAGGCGTTGTCCCGACAGGCACATCTACCAATAAACTCAAGCCCGTAGCCAGAGCGTATGAATATGGTTCGGGTATTCGCTCCAGAAGCAAAAAGAAATCTCCACATCAACTCAGCACGGGTGGCAAGATTCTTATAAAACCCAAGTCGCCCAGGAAATATCTTGCATTTGTGTGGGACAAGGCAATTGCCAACCCAAGAAAATCGCTGTTTGTAAAAGATAAAAAAATATTTCAGGGAGGCGTAGACGACATTCCCGCTGGAGCACGTATCCTCTTGGGAAGCGTTCAACATCCAGGCGTTCTTGCAGCAAACAGCGGGAAGGGCTATCTTGCGCCTGCCATTGCAAAGGTTCGTAGACAGATCAGAAAAGATATTCCGAAGGATGTCCGCAAGGCATTTTTAGGAACGTTTAGAAAGAGTTTTGGGGTTTCTAAGAAGTAATGCAAGACATATAAATTTTCCTTCTTTGTGTCTTGCTCATTTTCAATAATAATTCAGCCAGCTTTATGCCCTCAAGGTCATTTTCGTTTTTAGAACATTGCAAACAAAACTCAATATCGTCGTCGTCAATATTTCCATCATCTAAAATGATGTGTAAATTTCCGCCAGCCCCATGAAGAGAATAGTATTCTTTGGCAAAAGGAAGAACTTCTGGAATTTTTGGTTTCATTGTCAACCGTACATTCACGTTTGAATATTACCACCATTTAGGGGATAATTAGATTAGAGGAAACTAAGAGTTATGATCTCAAATTCCAAAATTCAAAGTTCTTGGATCGCCAAACTCAAAGCCAACACAAACATAATCACCCTTGTTTCCGTTGCGGAAATCAGGGAGAATCTGTGGAAAGGAACACAGTTCGTATACCCGAACATTCGTGTCAAGATGGGCAATCTCTCCCCGCAGACTCCCAACAACAACTGCAAACTATTTGTATCCAAAGTTTCCATTCTTGTTTTTACGGAACAGAAAAGCTCCAAGATTGCGGATGATATAGCGGGGGTGATTGTAGATGAGTTTTGGGGTCATCCCTTCACTCTAAACGGAGTCCGATTTGTGTCTATTAGTCTTGACGCTCTTGTACCTGCTGATGTACCAGAAGATGACACTAATTCATGGCTGGCAAGTGCGGAATTTTCCTGCCTTGTGCAGAACGGATAATCATGAAAAAACACACCCCTGAAATAAAGGTTGTAGTTGCAGAAGAAATCAAACAAACTACAATTAGAGTAGCAATTCGTTCTTTGTACCCCGCTCGTCTAAGGTATGCGAGTCCTTCAACGGGTGAATCGTATGAGTGGTCAAGTGCAGGGAGCGTAGTAGAGGTCGCAATTGAGGATGTTGATTTTCTACTCTCTAAAAAATTAGGTTCAACTGGCTGTTGTGGCGTTCAAAGTAACGGCAACCAGCTTTTTGAAAAACTGTAGGAGGCAATATGCCTGCTTTGATTACCGGAACTCCGTCAGGTAACGGTGTTACTCAGGAGGATTTATATCTTGAGGGCGCACCCGTTATCATTATTCAGGATTATTCAGCCGATCTCCTGAACAACCCCGATGCGGACGGGTATTATTGGGGCTTGAGTGGAAGTGCAACTTATCCCTACAAGATTATTGGCTGTGTGCAGGATGTTTCTCTGACCGAAGGCTTGACCATGAACGACGTGCGGTGCGATAGCGAAGGCGTAAAGGACACTGTACAGCGCAGAGATTATGTGGAATTCAATATGTCCATCCTGTCTCTGTTCCCGCTATCCATTTCATCGGACTTCCTAAACCTTTCTCCTGCAACTGTGATTGCAGACATGGAAAAGGTAGGCATAGGCGGAATCACCAACACGAAGTTTTATCATGTGTACGCTCCAAAAGTGTATGATGACGTGACTGGCGACCTGTTGATCTTTTCGCTTCACCGCGCAAAATTTGTAGACGCGTGGACTATTGAAACAAAATACGCTGAACCCTGGTCGATTACTGGGGTTAAACTCCGCGCCTACGCAGATAGCACAAAGCCCGCCGCGCAAAGATTCGGAGTAATCATAAGATCGGATGCCTCCGCTCTGTAGGCTACCGAGTAATAACAAACGCCCCTCTGAAAAGAGGGGCGTTTTTGCCTAGTTCTCGTCCAGCATCTTCGATTCCTCTGTATGTTTGTCAACCTTCTTTTCCGTTGGAATCTGTCTCTCTATCTCTTCGCTTAATCTCCTGCTCTTTTGAGCCAACGACATTTTGCTTCTTGTCTCCAAGGATAGAATCTTTCCCTTGAACAACAAAGACATCTTTTTTATCGTTTCGCCAGAACGCTTCTTCCCGACATTTCCTGCACCTATTTTTCTTTTAGTCTCTTCTGTGTGTTTGTATCCCCTGCGAGACTCTACCATTTTTTCCACCTGTTCTCTTGGAAGCGTTTTTCCAATATGAACCTCCGACATCTTTTGCCTAGTTTCATCTGAAATAAATTTACCTCTGTTTCCCCCGCCTTCTAGGTTGTATCCAAATTCAATCTCGCCCGTTTTGTAAAAATATATATACCGTCTTTCTCTTTCGTCTAAAGCGTCGTAATTACACACTTCTAAAATATAGAAGGAGAAACTCTCTACTCCATGCTTATCGTGCGCTCTTTGAAGATAAGCATTGTTGCAGTAATTCCCCAAGAGGGCTGATTTGTGTTTTCTTATTCGTCTCTCTACATTCACACTTTGCCCAATATACTTCTTGCCATTCACCAGATTCTCTATACAGTAAATTCCGATTGTCACGTTTACTCCAAAACAAAAACTCCTGATTTCAAGTCGTTCTCGGCTGTCTAAGGCTGAACGGAAATCAGGAGTAATTTGAATTGTAACACGAAAAACGACTTGCGCTCTAACCTTAGACACTTGCGTTATATCATAAATGAGAGATAATTAACTAGACTTCTGAAAACTCGTGATATTTTACAGAGCAAAAAGCCCCCCAAAATTCAAGAAATACCTTGAATTAGAAAAACTAAAGTCAGATGTGATCTCCGCCGCAGAGCAGGAGTCGTTCCCCGACAAGGTTTACGACTTTCTCTCTGCCTCTCTTGACGTTCCTGTAAAAAAAATAGAAAAGCAAGATTGGGAACGCACCGTACATTCTCTTATGACAGAATCTATGCGGTTTGTTCCCAACCGAGAACTGCCTTTACTCAAAGATGCCCCCAAAGAATCAAAACCTGTTGAGTGGGATTATTCTGGAAGAAATTGGGCGTACTATTCACATCTTCTGGCGCAAGCCTATGGCTGGACAATTGAATACATCTCCAACCTGAATGTAAACGAAGCCCTTTCTTACTTGCAAGAAATATTAACAGATGACCATCTTGATCGTGAATTCGCCTATGGCTTGAGCGAAGTTGCGTATCCCTATAACAAAAGCACAAAGACTAATGTTTTCAAGCCTATGAAACGCCCCTATTGGATGCGTGCCACCGTGAAACCTATTCA